CCGCCCTCCCAGATGTGGTCGTACTGGTCCGGCATGCTGCGCAGGCAGTCCAGCCGTTCCTGCTCGAGCACCGATGGGAACCACGGATTGTCCGACCAGTTCGCGCGGACCACCCTAGCGCCGGTCGGCGGCTCGGCACCGCGCAGCAGTACGTCCACCGGATCCGTCTTGCGCCGCGGGTTCCAGCCGAACCACATCTCGGAGGTCAGCCCGCGGCCGGCGTCCTCCCAGCGGATGGTCGGGCGCAGCAGGCCGAGCGAGGTGCTCGACAGGCTCTGCGCCTCCTCGACCCAAGCCCTGTGGAACCCCTCCAGCGACTTGATCGAGTCGGCCGTGTGGTCCTGCATGCCCTGGAAGATGATCACCCCGTCGCCAGGGGTCTTGATCACCTCGTTGAACACCTTGAAGCCGTCGGCCTCGCGCAGCCCGAACTCGGCCAGCTTGGCCTCGATCAGGGACTTCGCCGAGTGCTTGAGCGACTTCTGGACCTCGCGGATGCAGACCATCCGCAGGCCCTCGCCGGCGTCGCCGGGGAAGGCGATCGCGTCCTCGACGGCCAGGCCGGCGAAGAAGTGCGACTTGCCGGAGCCACGGCCGCCGTGGGCGCCCTTGTAGCGCGCAGGCGCCAGCAGCGGCTCGAACACGGCCGCCGTGTCGATCTGCAGCGCGCTCATTCGGCCTTGACGATGCGTCGCTCGATGCGGGTGACGGTCTGGACCGGGCCGCCGCCTGGCCCACTGTGCTCCACCCCGACCTTGTCGCCGTAGCGCTGCGGGAACCACTTCGCCAGGAGCTTGAGGCGCTGCTCGGCGCGCATCTTCTGCCAGGCCACGAACCCCGGATCCACCTTGTCGCCGTTCTCGGTGAGGGTGCGCTCCGGCACCTGGTCGACGATGGCCAGCGTCTCCTCGGCGATGGCGTCGGCGCCGTCCTCCCGGGCCTTGAGGAATCGGGCCTTGAGGCTGTCGTCGCCTTCCATCCAGGCGTAGAACACCGACTTGCTCGGGAACCGGTCCGGGTCACTGCGCAGGATGGCGCGCAGGGGTTCACCCTCGGAGAGCCGGGCGAGGATCTCGTCCTCTAGCTCGGGCGTGCGCTCGCGTGCCGCACTCATGCCGACACCGTCAGCTCTTGCGGACCCTGCGCCGGGGCGGCCGGCTCCCCGAAGAACGGGCAGTCGACGACCTCGAACGCGAAGACCTGGTTGTGGATGCTGCCGTCGCTCAACGTCACGGTGGCCTTGAGCCCGGCGCAGCCGGCCTGTTGGAAGTCAGCCACCACGGCGACCTTGCGGCCGTCGATCGCGGCGTCGGACATGACCAGTGGCCAAGGCGCGGTGGTGCGCCAGGTGGCCGAGGCGATGCTCACGCCGTCGGGAACCACCGCGGTGAAGTCGGCAGTGATCATCGCCTTCTGCCGGCGCCGGAAGGCGGCCACGTGCACGCGGTCCGGCTGGTAGGCCGAGGCGTAGGCGGTGGTGGCGCGGCTCATGGCGTGCTCTGGCGTTCCCGGTCGGCGACGATCACGGCCTGGCAGGCGCGGAGTTGGTCGTCGGCGTCTCGGCCGATTCGAACAAGAGCGCCCGCAACCTCTTCTCGGAGCTGGGCGGTCGCATCACGTTCGACGGCGCCGGCGACAGCACCGGACAGGCGGGCGGTGTGGCAGGTCGCGAGGTCGTTGCGCAGCCGGAGATTGCCAGCGCGCAGATCAGCAGCGACAGCAGCAGGTACGGTTTCCGCATCGGCGCGGTCCTCCTCGTGTTGGGTGCCGATCTCGGCCAGGTCGGCCGCGGCGGATTGCTCGGTGGCGCGGGCGCCGCGCTCGGCGGCGACCTGCGCCTGGGCGGTGTCACGCTCCCCCGCGGCGTTGGCACCGTCGGCCCTGTCGGCGCGCCAGGCCCAGCCGGCGGCGAACATCAGGGCGGACCAGGCGGCGAAGGCGAGCACGGCGGCGAGCATGCGGTTCATGGCGTGGTGGTCTCCGGCGGGATGACGGCACCCATGCCGCGCAAGGTGGATTCCAGCAGCTGCACCCGCATGCGCAGGCGGTGCGCCTCCTCCTCCGCGGAGCGGCGCAGCGCGATTTCCTTGTCCAGCTGCTCGGTCACCCGGGCCTGGGTTTCCTCAAGGGCCTTCACGCGTGCCACCAGGCCGTTCAGCAGGTCGATGTTCGCGTCGGTCTCGGTGCGGTCCTTCCTGCGGCTGGCGACCACGCCCCAGATTTCCCGGGTGGCCCAGAGCGCGAACGCGCCGCCCGCCGCCCACCACGGCGCGGTCTCGCTCATGGCGTCCACGCCCGGTAGACGGGGCGGCCGCTCTCCGTGGTCGCTCGGAGCACCTGCCGGCGATGCCGCGGCCCGTAGCTCACGTGGACCCAGCGGCCGAACTCCTCGATCAGCTGGTCGAACGGCAGGCCCAGGCGGACGATCTCGCGTGCCACCTCGGCGGAGGTCATGCCGGCGACGTGGATGTCCGCCGCCTGGCCCAGCCGGTGCTGGGAACTGGCGGTGCCGCCCACTGCCTGATTCACCGCCGCAGAACGGAACCCGCTGTTGACCAGCACCGGCCTGCCGAGGGCAACCCGCAGCGGCTGCAGCACCTTCTCGGCCAAGGCCCGCAGGTTGGCCTCCTCGGTCGGCGTGGGCACGTTGGGCAGACCCGTGCTGGTGGCGGTCAGCTCCGCCAGCGTGAAGTTGGCAGTGAGCTGCATCGTTGCGTCCCGGCGATAGGTGCCCGCCACCGCGCCCGGCTCAGGGTCGGTGATTGGTGGTCCGGAGAGGGTTGGCGGGCATGGGTGGTCGGGGCGGCCGGGAACTCCCAGCCCTAACCCCGGAAACGAAAACGGCCCGCCGGTGAGGGCGAGCCGTTCGCAATGGGCACTTTGCCCAGCGTGCCGCGAAAGCTACGCTGGAGGTGTGCACCTGTCAACGGGGGATGAGATGAACAGAGCAGCGTCGGCCCTAGCCGACCCGGTTTCGCTTTTCCGGAGCCGGTTCAAACCAACGGTCGTCGAGCACGCCACCCTCAGCCTTAGCTCGGAAGTTCTGACGCTGGTGGAATGGATGACCGTACTCGGAGCGCTCACCTATGTTGCTGATCGGTTTGAATCGTCTCCGGTCAGGTGGCTGTCCTACGTTCTGACCGCGCTACTCTTCGCCCGCCTGCGGTGCCTGTTGGAAATACTGGCGCGCGGCATCTCGCTCAGGCGCAATTTCTGGCGGGAAGCGGTTCTCTCCGGCGCCCTGGGCGTCGTAGCTGTTATGGGCATCCACCTTGTTGTCGACGATTTGGTGGCAGCCAACTACCCCATGGAGGAGGGTCCTGCCGAGTCTGCTACGCAGCCCGCGCCATCCCCTCCAGCTGCCCCCGCACCCGCTGAAACCCCAGCTCCGCCAGCGTCAGGTAGCTCCGAACCGACACCGGCCGCTGCCCCAGCTGCAGCAGCATCAGGTTCGCCTGCTCCCAGCGCTCCACCTTCCGACGCCCCTTCCCGCAGTAGTACGCCCGGAGCACCGCCGCCAGGGTGACGTCGGTGCGGGCAATGTCGGCGACGATGTCCTCGATCACTTGGGCGCGCGCGTCCGCCTCCAGCGGCTTGAACCCGGTGTTCGGCGGCGGCATCTCGCCGCGATGGTCGATCAGCACCTGCAGCATGTTCCGGGACACGTGGCCCAGGTACTCGCAGTCCCGATGCAGGGCGAACTCGACGCCCCAGTGCTCCAGCTCGCTGCGCACGTAGGCGCCGAACAGGTCGGTGCTGGTCATGCCCTACCCTCCCGGCGCTTGTGGCGTGCCTTGAGCGCCTTGCGCATCCGGTCGGCGGTGCGCTGGTAGTGCGCGGCCTGGCGCTGGGTCTCGTCGGCCAGACGCTGCGACGCGCGCTCGAGGGCGTGCACCTCGTCGTCGGTCAGCCTGTCCAGGTCGGCTTGCGTCAGGGGTTGGGGGCGCATGGGTGTTCTCCTGCGGTGATGCGGATGCGCACCTCGCCGCCCTTGCGAACCTCGTCGCGGACGTAGGGGTGCGAGATGAAACGCGAGTCGTCGATTCCGAGCGCGTCTGCGAGGCCGTCGCGGGCGGCTTTCATGCTCGCCAGCAGGCCGTCGTCGTCGCGGCGCCGGCGGTCCGGCGGGTAGAAGTCGAGGTGCAGGTGCAGTCGGCCCGCCGGCAGCTGCAGCGCACCCCACCCCGCGGCTCGGGCCAGCGCGAACGCCTGGGCACGCGCGGCCTTCGTGGCCTTCGCCTTGCGCGTCCAGTGCAGGCGGGCGTTGGGGTGGAGCTGGCGCGAGGGCCAGGGGAGGATCAGGTCGCGCATCACGGCAGCCACCTCGCCACCCAAGCCGCCCAAGCCATCCAGGCCGTCCAGCGGCCGCCGCGCCGCTCGACCCAGGCGTCATGCGCGGCGCGCACCTCGGCGCCGATGGGGTCAGGCTCGGGGCGCGTGGCGTTCAGGAGGCGCAGCGCGGCGTCGGGGTCGATGCCGGCTGCGGCCCCCGCAATCGTCCAGCGCGTGGAGTTGACCATCGCCGCCGCGGCCACGGACGAATCGGGGCACGTCGCCGCTACCACGCCCTCGAACATCGCCATCGACGCGCAGACCTGGGCGACCGCGCAGGCATAGTCCTGTCGTTGCATGGGATCGCGCATCACGCCCCACCTCCCGCCAGCACCACCCCGGTCCACAGCACCAGCGCCGCCGACAGCGCGCACAAGCCAAGGCCCAGCGGCCGCCAGCTGCCAGCCGAAACGCGCGCGCGCGATGCGTCCGGTCGGTTACGCCGCGTCTGCATGCTCAGCCTCCCCCGTTCCAGCATCGACGAGCGCCTCGGCTTGCTTGCGGCTGCAGCCGAACTCGGCCATGTAGCCCTCGACCTTGGCGACGTACTCCGGCGAGTGGTTCACGCCCAGGAGCTCCGCGATTTCCTCCAGACGGGCCTTCGCCGTCTCCGGGTTGGCCGGCACCGGCGGGCGCTGGGTGTCGTCGACGATCACCAGCGGAGCGTCCGGCAGCGGGGCGCCGCGCATGCGCTCTTCCCGGGCCAGCTCGTAGGCCTCGCGGAGCATGCGGTCGGCCTCGCGGGCATCGGCCTGGCGGTAGCGGTGGCCGTCCAGCAGCCCGCGGGCGTAGCGGGTGAAGGGCGAGCGCTCGGCATCGGGGCGGAGCATCTCGGCGCGAACGGTCGACAGCGCGGGGATGCCCATGCACAGCGCGCGGAACTCCGGCAGCGTCGGCGGCCAGCCGTCGCCGAAGGTCAGGCAGGAGCGCAGGCCGGCCGCGACCTGGCTGGCGGTGAGGCCGGCGAGCCCTGCGGCCCAGGTGGCGGCCGCGACGCCGTTCGGGTCCTGGCCGTAGGCGCTGGCCCAGCGGTGGCCGTAGGTGGCGAGCATGGCTGCCCACAGCTCGGGCAGCGGGATCGATGGCGTGGCGGCGGTCATGCGTCGTCTCCGGTGTCGTGGCCCAGCAGCGCGGCGCTGAGCGCGCCGACCTGCACGGGCTCGGGCGTGGTAGCAGTGCTGCGGCGGTAGCTGGCGTCGGCGAGGGATTCGCCGGGCTGGCGGTCGTGGGCTCGGGCCTTCGCGGCATCGGCCTGCATCCGGCGGTGGCAGTCAGCCAGGTCGGACAGGCCACGGACGGTGGCCCAGGTCAGCACCTCGGTTGGGTTGGCGCCGGCGGCGGCGAGCTGGCGCAGCGCGCCCAAGGCCATCATCGCGCGGGCGACAGTCCAGCTCCCCTTCTCGCGGTGGTGGTCCTGGAAGGCAGCCCAGGCCTGCGGATCGGTTCCCGCCGGCAGGGTCGGGTCACACGGCGCGCGCGCCCCAAGCGATGTATCAGCGCTCAGAGAAGTATCTGGAGTAATGGCTTGTGGCGTGTGGCGTGTGGTACCCGTAGTCACGCCGTGACTGTCACGGGCTGGGTCACAGTCGGTCACGGGCATGTCACGCGTGACATTGCGCAGGACATGCTGGGCGTGAAGGGCGCGCAGCTCCTCCATGGTCACCATCGCGTCGGGCGTGACACCGGCCGCCTGGAGCTCAGCGAACAGCTGGGCGCGGCGATTGCGGGAGCGGCGCTTGCGCTCGGCGTCGTTGCCCTTACGCTCGTCGGCCGCGACCATCCGGACACCGGCCTTCTCGATCTCGGCGTCGGCGCGGCTGTTGTGGCGCTGGCCGTCCTCGCCTACCGGGAAGTAGCGGTCAGCCACCTTTCGCACAGCCCCCTTGTCGGCCGAGCTGATCGCGCCGGCGATGACGTACAGCTCGGGGTAGTCCGCCGGCAGCGGCTGTTCCTCCGCGTAGTAGGCCATCAGCAGGCGCAGGTAGGCGCCGTGCTCGACCAGGCTCAAGCGGCTGGTGTCGCGCAGGTAGTCGCCCGGGTAGAGCTCGAAGTAGTTCATCGTCTTGTAGCCTTGCTGCTAAGGGGTGCCACCGTCGTCCCGCGGGGTGGCACCCCTGGGCGGGCGAGCTCCCTGTCCTGGTCGTTCCAGCCCCGGCGCCACTCAGCGACCTCCTGCCGCGCCTCCGGGGTGATCCCGTAGCGCGGGCAGGTGTCGAGGCCGCGCGCGGCTTGGCGTGCGTAGCGGCCGGCCTGGTAGGCGGTGCTGGTCATGCAGCCAATGCTCCCTGAGCCGCACGCCCAAAACGGGTCGTAACCTCGGCCCGTGCAGGGGGGGTTGGGTCGTCGAAGAGGTCGAGCTGCTGGACAGTGGCCCGTTCGGCCATGGCCTCGAGGCGCTCGATCGCAGCGAGCAGCTCCCGCACGCTGAACTCGTGGCCGGCGATTACGAACCGGTCGTGATCCCACGCGTAGCGCGGCCAGGGCGGGCGGCCGAAGCCGATGGTCCCGTCTTCGACCGTGTCGGCGAGCGGGTACTCGGGGATCACCCAGCGGCGGCGCGACAGCACGCGGCCCAGCGCCAGCATCCGGGCGTCGTCGCGGCTGATCACGCGCCCCTCCCCCGGACCTTGCGGCGGATGCTGGCCGGCTCCTCGAAGGAGTGGCGGATTGCCGGGTCGATGCCGTAGGCCTCGGCCAGCGCCAAGGTCCAGCGATAAGCCGTGGCGCGGCAGACCTTGAAGCGCCGCTGCACGGCCTCGACCGTGGGGAATCGGTCCTGCTCGATGGCCCACCGCATGAACTTCATCGTGGCCAGGATCGACCCGTAGCCGGCGAGGTCGTGCTGGGCGCGCGGGGTGTGCGCCGCATTTGCCGGCGCGGCCAGGTCAGCCATGGAGCCATCGCGCGGAGCGCCGGCCCCGGTTCCGAGGGAGGCGGTGAGCATCAGGCGGCAACTCCTTCCGGCTGCAGCGGCCGATAGACGTACGGGTGCTGGCAGCGCGTCCAGAACAGCTTGGCGATGCGGCGGTACTCCTGACCGCAGGCCTTGTGGACGGTCCACCAGAAGTCGATGACCTGCTGCTCGACCGGCCGGGCGAACAGGTCCAGGACCTCGGCGCGCTGCTGCTCGCGGCGCTTGCGCTCCAGCTCGCGGATCGTGTCCCCGGCCTGGCAGCACAGCGAGTAGGCGTGCATGGCACGCTCGGCGCGGGCGATGCAGTTGCCCTCTTGGTGCATCCAGTCGCACATCAGGCAGCCCTCCCCACGAACAGCTCGCCCTGCCCGCCCGGCAGCGTCCACAGGTGTTCCGGCTGCCCGAACGGCCCCCGCTGCACCTGGTCGAGCTTCACCAGCGCGCGGGCCTGGGTGAGGTTGGAGATGGCGCGGCGCACGCTGGTGAGCAGGACGCGGCCCGGCATGCTGGCGTGGACCTCGGAGGGGGTCAGCGGGCGGCCGGCGGCGTGGAAGATCTCCAGCACCGCGGCCTCCTGCCCCTTGGCGACACGGCTGGCAGCGACCAGCTGGCGGCCGGTGAGGCCGACGCTGTTGTGGAACGGGACGGTGGCGCTCATGCCGTCACCCGCGCCAGACGCGCCTGCAGTTGCTCGAGCGCCTTCACCGACGCGATGAACTCGCGCTGCAGCTGGGCCGCTTCGTCCTCGGGATTCAGCGGCTGCGGCTCGGTGTAGCCGGCGTCGCGGGCCTCGTAGTGCGCCAGGATGTGCACCCCGGCCTGACGGGCGGCGCGCCGGATCAGGCGCAGCTCGCCCAGGTCCAGCTTTTCGCGCTTCTCCGGGTTGAGGCAGTGCGCCAGCTTCCGGCCGGCCTCGTCGGCGGGCAGCGCCGGCCAGAGCATGTTGCCCACGGCCTTGTTGCCCCCGAGCGCGGTCACGCAATCGCGGATCGCATCCTCGTAGGTGTCGTAGAACAGCGGCATCTGCGGTGTCTGCATCGGTGTTTCCTCGGTCGTCCCACCTCGTGGGACTGCGTGGGACAAGCCCGCCGGGGCGAAATAAAGGGCCCTCCCGAAGGACGACCCGCGTGTTTGAGTCAGTACGAACCGCCCCGCCGAACGTCGTGACGCTCGTGCGGATCTGCGGTGGTGTGGTTGCGGTGAGCCGGGTAGACGGCCGCCTGGAGTTCCGTACCTGCCCCCGGCCGGAGCCCAAGCCGGTCCCGCGCGGGGGTGCGCGGGTGCTTCGGCTCGGGCTTCCGGCGCGTGGATAGGTCAGGCACGGCGGCGGGCCCGCTTGGTGGTGGCGACCGCGGCCGCCGGCGGCGCGAACAGGTCCGGCCGCTTCTTCGCGGCGCGCCAGCACCAGGCATCCGGCATGGGGTCCTCGTCGCGGCGCTTGGTCATCGACTGGCGCGGGAGTTCGAGGAATCGGGCGAGCTGCGCGTCCTTGGTGAGGCTGAGCAGCCGCTTGGCTTCGGCGATGGTCGGGTTCATGGGGCGCAAGTCAATCATGCTTGACCGGACCGCGTCAACCATCATTTACCCTATTCAGTCAATCATCCTTGACATGATTGGCGACCGCCTCAAAGAGCTCCGCCTGGAGCACAACCTCGACCAGCCCGCCTTCGCAGCGATCGCGGGCACGTCGAAGCAGTACGTTTGGCGTCTGGAGAACGGGGCGAACAAGAAGCCCAACCCCGAGTACATCCAGAAGTGGGCGGCGCACTTTGGCGTGCGCATGGAGTGGATCACCTCCGGGAAGCTGCCGAAGGCCGCGGGCGAAGCGGTTGCTCCGACTAACCCTGCCCCGCCTCCTGGCTCTGACGACTGGGCGGACGTGACGGGTTATGCCCACGCCGCAGGCCTAGGCACCGGGCCGGAAGCCGTCGAATGGGCCGAGACACACAAGCTGAAGTTCCGCAGGGACTCGCTGGCCAGGAAGCGACTCAACCCGAAGCACCTGGCGGTGATGTACGGCTCGGGCGACAGCATGGAGCCGACCATCCGAGCCGGCGACGCGATCCTGTTCGACACCAGCGACACCACGCCGCGTCACCGCGGCATCTATGTGCTGTTGGTGCCCGGCGCCGGCGCCGAGGAGTACGTCGTGAAGCGCGCCCTGGTGTCCAAAGGCACGGTGTCATTCGTCTCGGACAACCCAGAGGGGGACCACAACTGGAAGGAGCCCCGACCGCTGGCCGACGGGCTCAAGATCGTGGGCCGCGTGCGCTGGACAGGAGGATGGGTGAAGTGAGCAACCCTGCGCCGCCCGGGATCTACACGCTAACCCTTCCGGATGTTCTTCGCTTTATGCAGGCGAAGGGGATCGCCTCCTCATGCCCTGTGTGCCAACAGCCCTCGCTGGCTGTTGCCGGCTTCGGACCCAACGAGGCAACGGCGGCGCTAACTTATTCTGAACACCCGCTTGCGGGTCAGTCCTTCATGCCTCTTATGCAGCCAGGCTACGCGAAGCCTGTAATCCCACTGGAGTGTTACAACTGCGGTCATATCCGCCTCTTCAGCTACTACATTGTGAGGCAGTGGGCCCAAAACAACCCGACTCCTGGCAGCCAACTGTTCAACGCACTCACCGGGGGCGGCGATGGTTGAACGCCAGTTTAGGGTCGTCGCGTCCCCCGGTGCGGGTCCGTCTACCACGGGGGCCGGCGGCGGCTATGATGACGACATGCGCGAGCGCATCGCCCGAGTGGAAGCTGTTATCCCGACTCTAGCCACCAAGGCGGATGTTGCCGAACTGCGCGCCGACATTGAGCGCGGACAGAAAGAGAATCGCGCGTGGATGCTTGCAACGGTGCTCGGCCTCTTTGTCGGCATCCTGGCCGTTGGCAGCTTTTTCCTCAATGGCTCGACGCGTGCTGCGAGCACGCCAGCGCAGCCGCCTCCGATCATCATCAACGTACCTAACAATCAGGCGACTCCAGTACCAGCGACTCCGCCGAGTGACCTACCTGATTGATTCCGCGTCGCGATGAGCCCGACGACTATTCGGCGAGCGAAGGAAGGTACTCTGCGAGCTCAAGTGCCACTACTGGGTCGCGCTCCCGGCCGACCCGCATCTTCGCTGCGATGCCGAGCAAGACGTCGCGCTGCGCATCAGCCAGCACCTCGCCAAGCGGCTGAGATGCGTCGATGACCGACTTCTGCAGCGCCAGGCTCAGAAAGATCGCGCGGGCCGCAGCTAGATTTCCTGGCGTCTCGAAGTGGTTTGGCTCATCTCCCCGGGCACGAATGCGCGCCAATCCGGCCTCCGGGTCAATATCGAGCAGCAGCAAGACATCCGGCTGCGGCGCGAACGAGTTTGCCTCGATCAGCTCCTCAAGGTTCAACCCGGCCGCGCCCTGGTACGCCAACATCGACGGGAAGTAACGGTCGAGGATGACGATCTCGCCGCGCTGCAGCGCGGGCTTGATGAACTCCTGCACGTGCTGCCGACGATCCAAGATCAGCAAGCGGCTCTCATCTTCGGGAGTGAGCCTGCCAGCCGTCGCAGAATCGCGCAGCTGCATGCCCCACGGGCCCCGCGTCGGCTCTTTCCCGGTAGCGACCTTCGCCCCCACCCCGCGCAGCCAATCGGCGAGCCCTTCGGCAAGCGTGGTTTTGCCGGCGCCGTCGATGCCTTCAATGACAACGAGGAGGCCGCCTGGTAATTCTTTGATGCTCATTGGCGAGTCCGGGGCGATCCGCGGCAGTTTGGCCGGTGCACCAGAGGATGGCAACAAGAACGGCGTCCCTACCCCGCTCCGGCGGGGTTTTTCTTTGCCCGCGCTCCTGGGTATGCCGAAATCTCATAGTCCCGTCGGTAAATTCTTGTTGACTGGCCGTGGTCAACGATGATTTACTCTCTCCATCGCCCCGGCTGACCCCCTCGCAGTGAGGGATCGGGGCAGGGAGACAGAGCAATGGGACACCTTGCCTACCACCGCATGCCGGGCTTCGGAGACCTCTCCGGCCCGCGCGACCCACAGAACGCGTCGCTGGGCGACTACGAGGCAGACCGCGACGCGGAGCTGCGCGAGCAGCTGGCGCACTCCCCGTCCCTTCTGGGTGAGGTCGCGCTGACCGACGACGAGGCCGAGAAGGCCGCCCGGCTGCTGCGCAACGGCGATGCCGTCGGCTTCCTGGCCCTGTTCCGCACCGCCGTCGACCGCCATATCGGCGAACTGGTCGAGGTCCGGCAGAACGACAAGCCGTGGCTGGGAGAGGCCGAGGCGGTCGAGCAGCTGGCGGGGGTGTACGCATGAGCCGCCAGCCCATGAGCGACGCCGAGTTCATCGCCGCCGTGCAGCAGGGCCTGCCCTCCCCCGGCGAGGTGCTGGAGCTGGGCAACGCCGACCTGGTCGGCTCCGGCACCTGGACTGGCTACGACGGCCCGAAGGACTTCGCGCCGACGCCGGAGTACCCGCAGCCGTCCGACAACCCGCAGGTGCAGTTCGGCCTGACGCTCGCGGAGATCCGCAGGAAGGCCTTGGGCGATGTCGCCTTCGGCGCGGCGTTCATGGCTGTCGGCGCCGGCGCCTCGCTGCTGCTGCAGGGGGTCGTGGCATGAGCCGTGATGCCGAGCGCAGGGGCTTCGACTTCTGCGGCGAAACGTGCCCCGCCGTGGCCCAGGTGTTCTCCGAGTGGTTCAACGATCACCGCGAATCCATCCCGCCGATGCTGCACGCGCCGCTCGACGAGCTGATCGAGAGGGTCAAGGAAGTCGGGACGTACAAGTTGCGCGACGCGCTGACGGAGGCCTGCGGAGAGCTGCTGCAGGCCGAGGGCCGCGTCGAGGACCTGGAGCGCGAGGTCGAGCGCCTGCGCGGCCAGGTCGAAGAACTGGAGTCCGAGCTGCGCGAAGCCCACGAGGCCGCCGCATGAAGCGCTGGACCGAGGACCACACCTTCCTGCTGTGCGCGCTGATCGCCTGCCTGGTGATGGCGCTCGCCGCGAACTGACCGGAGCCACCGATGAGCCGCCCTACCTTCCGCCCCTTCTGGCTGATGTTCGCCGGTACCGTCGCCTGCGCTGTCGCCTGCGGCTACCTGACGGCCAAGGGCGCCGTGCACCTGGCCGGCGTGATGTTCGCCGCCGCGCTGATCTTCGGCGTCGCCGCCCTGGGCGAGTACGTCGCCGCGGCGAAGCGCCGGCAGCAGCGGCATGCCCCCTTCATCCGCCCGGCGCAGCCGGCCGACGACACCCACTGACCCACAACCCGAGGAACCGCACCGCATGAGCACCCGCATCTACAAGGTCACCGATACCCAGGGCGGCGACCACACCCCGGCCACCGTCCTGGTCCGCGCCGCCTCGCAGTCGCAGGCCGTGGCGCACGTCGCGCGCAGCCGCTACACCGTCGCAGCCGCCCGGCCCGATGACGTGGCCGAGGTCATGAGCCGCGGCGGCCGGGTGCAGGACGCGGGAGCGCAGCAGGCGTGAGCGCGCAGCTGCAGCCCGCACCCGTTGATCGCAGCGCCTGGCTGGCCGAGCGCCGGACCGGGATCGGTGGCAGCGACGTGGCGCCGATCCTGGGCCTGTCGCCCTACCGCACCCCGCTGGACGTGTACCGCGAGAAGCGCGGCGAGGCCGGCGACGGCTCCGACAGCGCGCCGATGCTGTGGGGCCGCCTGCTGGAGCCGGTCATCCGGCAGCGCTACTCGGACGTGACCGGGCGGGCGGTGCTGGTGCCCGACAACATGCTGCGCCACCAGCGGCACCACTTCATGGTCGCCAACCTGGACGGTTTCACCGAGGACCGCCGCGTGTTCGAGGC